GAGAAGCGGATTCGGAAAGCGCAAGTCCTTGCTCAACTGTTAGATATTCCACATTGTTGATCACCGTGGTATCTAGCTTAACCCTGATCGGCTCTGACATTTCAGTGGCTTGACGTTCTGCAGCCTTACGCTCAATCACTCGCTCCATTGACATAGAGCTTGATGATACAGCCGCTTGACTTTGAGCAATGGCTTGCTGAGTTGAGTAGTTGTTGTTGATGTAATTACGACTTTCGGCCATTCCGTCCTGACCAAGATCGCCAGAGCCGCCAGCAAGGCCCAATGGGCTGCCGCCAGAAATAGCAGCACGACTTGCCGAAAAGACATCGTTTGGAATAATGTTTCCGTTGCCCGAAGGGACCATAAGCTCCATCCCACGTTCGCCCACGATATATGGCTTATTTGCGCTAACTGGGCCGCCGTTAGCCCTAAACGCTCCAGCAAAAGGCGTACCACCGCCAAAGTCTCCGAGTGAGTTACCTGTAATACTTGGTGCGCTGGGGTTAAACCCACCACCACCACCACCACCACCACCACCACTGCTGCCACCAAGAAGGCCCAAAGCAGCATCTAAAACCGCTATTGTCACCATCTTCGCAATAATCTGCCCCGCCATATCCAAGAAATAACTACCAACACTCTTGAAAAAATCAGCCAATGCCTGCTTCGCACTTGTGGCACCAGTAATTGCATTGGTGAACGACTGAGAGAATGCACTGCCAATAGCGTTTGCTGCGCCAGTGATTTGATTGATTGGATTTACCAGATCTTCCAGTTCTTTTTTCAAACTGCGAATGTTTTGGCTCAACCCTTCCGTCAACGTTGGATCTATTCTTTGGCGGAACAGATCGGTTTGCTGTTCAGCGTTTGGATCCCCTGCGTCTTTCCTTGACTGCCTGAATCTTTCAATTCTCTGCTCGTTTGTCACCAAGCCAAGCTGATCGCGCAAGCTAAACAGCTCGTCTTCGGACGCTTTTGCAATGGCTTCTTTCTCAAACCTGTATCGCTGTGCTTCTTTCGTAAGCTCTGCAGCATATTCAATTGAAAGGCGAGCGTCGTCGTTTTGTTTAGTTGCAATAGCTTCTGCTACCAATGCGCCCTGTTCTTTTTGCCCCTCGGCAGCCTTAAGGGCTTCGAGATATTTCAGTTCAACCTGTGCAGCTTGTTCGGCAAAGTCAATAGAAATTCTTTGGTTGTTTAACTGATTTACCCTTGACCTGTTGTTTTTGTTTTGAGCTTCGCCAATATCTATCTCGTTATCCAGCCTCGCTTTTGTAGCGGCAATGAGTTTGCCTTCATTTATGATTGAATCAAGCAAAGACTTGCGCACTTTTTCTGCCTTGCCGCCGCCGCCGCCGCCGCCGCCGGTATCAGTGCCGGTAGGAGAAGCGAAGTCAGTTAGACCTTTAGCGGCTTCTGGAGCACTAGGGTACTTTTCAATTAAGGTTTTATAGTTCAGTCGAAGTCTTGCTTGAGCTGCCTCGTCTGCTTTTAGCCTTGATGTCAAGTCTTCTGGGACTGCTACACCAGCGAGAGGAGGCGCACTTCCCCCCATGGCCCGCTCGCCTCCATCTGATTGTGATGCCTTAAACTCTTTAATACTTTTCTTTGTTTTCGCGAGCCTAGCTTCGACAATATCAAGATTCTTGACAATATCCTTAAAGGTTGATCTCAGCGTTTCTTTCGTTGCAGCCGTTCCACCGATTGACCTGAAGAAAACTTCACCTTGAGGTTTTGTGCCAGAAGCGTCAAGGTCAGCTTTTGCTTGCTTAATTCTATTGAAGTAAGATATAACCAGCTCTGCGCCAACAATGGCAAAGCTTATTACGATTGGCGCTGCTAAGGATGCAGCTAAAGTTTTCACTGTCGTTCCAAACCTGGCCAGCTTTGTCGCGGCAAGAGACGCCTGCTGAGTGGTTTGTCTGAACCCAGTTCTTATTAATGCGAACATAAGTTTTAGTGGCCCACTTAAAGCAACAAACGCTTTTAGTGCAAAATTCACGGCGACAAGCTTTGCCGCGAAAGATGCAATAGTCAATATCGCACCTCTGTTTTGAATAATAAAACGCATCCCTTCTCCAACAGCCTTCGCCATAACCACCAGGCTTGGGCCAATATCAGTAATAAATTCCAAAAACGCTTCCTGAAACTCAGCACCGATTGGCTGAAGAGCCTTACCTATCTCAAGCCGCATTTTGTCGTATGCAACCGTCAGTCTTGCTCCAGCTGACTCGGAAGACGCAGCAATCTTTTTAGCCAATTCGCCGTATTCACCACCCAGTTGAACCAAGAACTTCATCAGGTCATTCAGGCCCACCTCGCCTTTTTGCAAGGCTTTTGTCAGCTCTGGGCCGGTCCTGCCTGACGCTTCAGCAATTTTGTTAAATGTGCCAGGCAGTCTTTCTGCAATTTGATTGATCTCTTCTGCACTGACTTTGCCCTTCGAGAAAATCTGAACGAGCGCAGTTACGGCTCCTTCAACCTGCTCTGCACCGCCACCCGTAGCGATAATTGCAGAGTTAATGTTCTTGAACGCAAGCTCTGCATCAGCAATGCCACCGCCAGCACCTTTTACTGCTGCTGTAAGTCGAGTGATCCCTCTGATAGCAACTTCTTGTGGAATGTTTAATTCTTTTGTGACATCAGCAGCGGCTTGCAGTGCTTGGTTGTAATTACTTGCGTCACCTGCAATACCATTCAACGCAATTTTGAGTTTCTCAATGCTCGCCGCATACTCAGCAAACCCACCAAGCTGCTGCCTGAGCTGACCTACCTGAGCGCCAAGTGCAGCACCAGCAAAAGACCCGCCAACACCACCAAGTGCGCCACCAAGTGCGCCACCCAGGAACCCTTCAGGGCCACCAAAAATACCGCCGGATATTGTCGCACCAGCAACTTGGGCGGCCTTACCGGGAGAGAACTTACGGCGGCTCATCCTTCGGCTGGCTTTTTCCGACTGCCTGTCAAGGTTTTCAATTTGCTGGGTTAAACGCTTAAATGCAGCCGTGGTTGTAGGCAGCTCGTTGCGCTTCCTTTCCAGAGCAGCTTTAAGGTTATTTATGCCAGAAATGCTTCCATTGTTTGCGGCTTTAGCCTTTCTTATCTCTGCGTTATATGGCTTATACGCAGCAGCAGCTTCTCTTAGCGCATTTGCTTGCTTCTTTATTGGCTCGCTCATCCCTAAAGCGGCATTTACGCCAGTCGCAGCTGTTGGTAACGCAGCTGCGTCTTCTTTTAAGCCGGGGAAGTCAGCGGGGACTGGTCGTGCTCTAGTGACATTGCCTGTTAAATCGAAGACTCCGCGAGCCATTCCGCTTCTAGCTAGCCCAGTACCCGGAGCCGTGGTCTGACCGGCAGCAGGCAACAGCAGCGGCGTTGAAGCCACGCCTGCCCTAACGGCTGCACCAAGTTCAGCCCTAGCAGCCTCTTGCTGCCTGACAATACCTCGACGAAGATAGTTGCCACCTACAGAGGTGTTCGCGTAAACACCCTGGGCAGTAGAAGCCTGCCTCGCCATGTCAGTCACATTGCGGTAACTGCCAGCGATCTCGTTCAATTCTTTCTGTAAATTATTAACCTGCCTTGCGTTTTCTGCATACTTAGATGAACCTTCAGCTGTTTCTGTATTCAGCTCATTCATCTCAGCCTGAAGCTGGCCAATAGCTTCACGCAGATTCTTTTGATTTCTAACTGTATTGCCGCTAGCTAAATCTTTTACCAGCGCAGCGCCTAACCCCTGAGCCGTTGCTGTTGCCTCTCGCTGCACCTGTGCAATACGCAAAGCAACAGCAACATATTGATCGCTTGACCTAACAGTATTTATCAACCGATCTTGCAGTTCAGTGAGCCTTTGAGAAAAAGCAGCAGTTGTAGCCGGTAGATCACCTAATCGCTGATCAAGCGCATCTATAGGGCCAAGTTCTACGTTGCCTGTATAAACTTGAGCACCAGCTCTTACTGATCTTCTAGCCTCGCGAGCAGTCTCTTGAATGCCTAGCTGCTT